CGTAACATCATCGACTGCAATTACTGGTAGTCATACTATGAGCGCATATAAAGTATTATGTGTTAAAGTATAACATCATATCATTTTTGGTATCAAAAGGGATAGATCTAATCTATCCCTTTTTTTATTATACACATTCATATTTATTAAAGAAGAAATAATTTAATTTTATGGGGAGTTTTAAAAATGGCAGATAAATTTCAATATCTATATCAGGATCCGGTGAACGCGAGTTCAATTGTCGGCGATACCCCGTACGGGATTTATGATGCTGATAATTCATTTGTAAGTGAAAGTTTCCAAGCAGTAAAATGGATTGCAAAACGTTTAGGCCATCCAGTGATGCAAATCGAATTCGGAAGTGGCTCGTTGTATGCGTGTTTTGAAGAATCGATTTCAGAATATTCACTCCATATAAATAATTATAATATGAAAAATTGGTTATGGGAAGCATATGGATCAGATAACAGAGTATCAGGTTCAGGTTGGGGCAATGACGGTACGTCGAGTCTTATGGGTACGGGAAGTATCGAACCCACCCACGGCGGTATGGGAACGACATTCTTTATGTCAAAAAAATACGGTGAAGCTGTAAATGTGGGTGGTGATACTACGATGTATACAGGATCGATATCGTTAACCGGCAGTCGACAAGTTTATGATTTACAGACTGAATCAAACATAACAGGGTCACATGAAGGTAAGAGATTAGAAGTTCAACGAATACTCAACCTACCACCCGCCTCTATTACTCGTTTCTACGATCCATTTGCCGGATCGTTTGAACAGAGACAGATGTTAGATGCCTTCGGTATGGGTAATGTATCACCAGCAGTGTCGCATATCATGAGACCGATTTCATACGATATATTGAGATCCCAAGCTATAGAAACAAATGATTTGATTAGAAAATCTGCTTATTCTTTTGAATTAATTAATAATGAATTGAGAATATTTCCCAGACCGGTAAGTGGTGATGCAGGAGATAAAATTTATTTTCATTATTACGTTAGAGATGACCTTATTGCTACTACACGGAGCACTACTACTAATCGTGTATCTGATCCCAGTAATGTGCCGTATAGATTTATAACTTATGAAGAGATAAATGCAGCGGGTCGACAGTGGATTAGAAAATTCGCTTTAGCACTTGCAAAAGAATTACTCGGAATGATAAGGAGTAAGTACGCATCAGTACCGATCCCAGGTGGTGAAGTCACTATGGATGGTGAAGCATTAAAAGCCGAAGGTAGGGAAGATAAAACAACATTATTAGAAGAATTAAAAGAATTTTTAGAAAGTGTAAGTTTAACAGAAAAAGCAAAAGCCGAACAGGAGCAGGCAGAAGCTAATTCTGTTGTATTGGGCCGAGCTCCATTAGGTATCTATATAGGATGATGATATGCCACAGAATAAACCATTCTTCGTACCAGCCAAGGAAGTAAGTCTTTTCGATACATTCAATCAAGAGCTGATTGATGATATTGCTGGACAGTATGTAGATATCTATAGAGTTTCCGCACAGGATACTGATCCGAACATATATGGTGAATCTGATAAAAAATATTTTCATGCGGGTTATAGAGTGAATTGTTTGATATCGTTTGAAGAACCGACAGTGGACTTAAATGAATTCGGTTCAGATATGAATGCTAACATTGAAGTATTCTTTCACAGACAGACTTTAAAGGATGCTAATTTCTATCCTGAGTTCGGTGATATTGTAGAATGGTTTAATTATTATTTTGAAATCAATTCAGTATCCGAACCACAATTGATAGCAGGGCATCAGGAATTTTCACATGAAATTAAAGTAGTAGCACATAGAATGAGATTATCAAATCTACAGATAGAAGAGAGGCCGCGATAAATGGCCGTTCAGATATTACGAAACCCTAAAACTATTATTAAAAATTTAAATAACCAGTTTAAGCGGAAATCCACACCAGTGGTGGAAGAACAAAATATGAATCTATATGGGGAGGTCACACCTAACGTTAATGTAGACATAGATGCATTAGCCAATGCACTATCGGGCAAGATAACCCATGCATCACCACAATCAGTTAAGGCAATTGATGTCGATATCAAGAGAGAGATCGCGATCAGTGGTGTGGATAAAAGTGCTGTGAAGTCTGAAGTCATAGAAGGAAAGGTAAATAATAAATTAAAAAAATTAAAGGAATTAAGAAACAATGGCACACTCAACAGTAGTCAATAGAGCTGAACAGGTATCATTTAAAAATGTAAAGGTACGTGGAAGCAGATCATCTACAGCCATACCGGGTAAAGACTTTACTAAAAATTACGCTATCAATCTCAGAGATATCGATACATCGGTTATCAATCATATAAAAAATATTATGCGAATTCAAGTCAGTGAAGCTGGTGAGACTATAAAAGTACCAGTTGTGTATGGTAATGAAGAGAGATGGGTATCAGCACGGAGACATGGATTCATACGAGATGATAAGGGTTCATTGATCTTACCACTCATAATGGCTCGACGAACCAGTGTTACGAAAGATACAACCATACAGGGTGCGTTCAAACATGATGTGAAGAATGAATTAGTAACAGTTGCGAGAAATACACAATGGTCGAAAGATAACCGGTATACTAGGTTTGCAGTCGATATAGGAGAGAAGCCAGTAATGGAAAGTATAGTGACCGGACCGGCTGATTACGTGACTGTCACGTATGAGATCATTCTCTGGTCTGCATATATGGAGCAGATGAATACAATGGTAGAATCATTTGTTGATCAGAACGATACTTACTGGGGTGATAGAGAAGATTATAAATTTCTCTGTATGATAGATTCTTTCGACGATGCGACTGAGATGGCAGCCGATTCGGAACGATTTATCAAAAATACCTTTACGGTAAATACAAAAGCTTATCTGCTTTCCGAAGTCGTCGCATCAGTCGTGACGGATAAGAAATTTCAAGCTCAACGGGTCATGACACCGAAAAAAGTAGTATTTGGATTTGAAGGTGATGCTACTGATTATCAAGTAAAAAAATAAAAAAAACATATGCTTTTCACAATTTAGTATATATTTATATATGATTTTAAAAAGAAATATAAAATATTAACTCCGGAGGTTATATTATGGCAGACACAGAAGTGAAGTTTACCCAAGAGGAATTGGATAAGATTCAGTCTTTTCAACAACAGTACGGTAATCTACAACTGCAATTCGGTCAATCCCATATCACACAACTTCGTCTTGAAGAGCAGTTAAATTCTATTGATGAAATGATTAATAATTTAAATAATAACTTAACTACATTACAAGAAGAAGAAAGAAATTTCATTACTGAAATAAATAAGAAATACGGGGATGGAGTGTTGAATCCAGAAACAGGAGTCTTCACACCAGCTGAACCTACTGATACCACTACTGATAATAAGTAAAAATTATTATAAAATAAGTTATATATAAAAATAACATGTAGTCTTCAGGATTTACTTTATATTTATAAACAACAGAGAACTCTGTTGTAAGATTTTAATAATTTTAATATAAGTAATTTAGTGGAGAATATACATGGCATCTTCAGAAAAAGTCGTCAGTCCAGGCGTATTTACAAATGAAATAGATCAAACATTCTTACCAGCGGCAGTGGCTGATATTGGCGCTGCTCTGATCGGTCCAACTGTAAAGGGTCCAGCTGGTATCCCTACAATAGTAAATTCATATTCAGATTTTCAGGCCACGTTCGGTGATGTGCAGATGAGACATACGGCGAGTGCTGTACAGTACTTGACATCACATGCTGCAAAAGAATATTTAAAACATGCTGGAACTCTTACTGTCGTGAGAATCCTCGACGGCACGTACTCACCAGCACATTCATTTATACCAACCGGTAGTGGTAATTTTGCCACCGGTAGTCACCCGATCGGCGACTCTGGTGTTGGAAGATATCAAGAATCTGATTCCTGTATAAAACTCACTACATTATCAGATGGTGCGATAATGAACAACGTATCCTCATCAGCAGGGGGTGGATGGGAAGGAGCTGATATAGGTGGAAATAATATACTTACTGGTTCAGGTTCAAAAGACAACATAAGATGGGAAATCTCAAATCAAAATACTAAGAAGGGTACGTTTACACTACTGATTCGTCGTGGTGATGATAATATAAAGAGAAAGAAGACAGTAGAGACCTGGA